AGAACTATTTCGCCTGGTGACTTGAGAGAAAGGCCGTACCTTGGTGCGATTCCTGGTGTTATAGATTCAATTAGGGGAAAAGAGCTAGGACAAATACCAAAGCCTCCTGTTGGTGGCGCTACAGAAGAACAGATTGAAGCAGAAATTTTGACCGATACAGGACCATCCATCCCTGGTGTTATCGGCGCTGACCCAGGACCTGAAGACCCGTATGGATATGGTGCGGCAGCTGCTGATATTGATGTTGAAGCGGAAGCAGCAAGGATGGCAAGATCAATAGAAAAAGATGCTGCGGAAGAGGTCATTCCAGACGATCCGGAAAGATTTGCCGGGCGTGTTGGTACATGGTTTGGAAATTTGAACACCCGACTTAAAGAAGATCCAGAATTCAGGCGTGCTTTCATAGCAGGAGCCGCGAGAATGGGAGAGGGTGCAGAAGGACCGGTGCCAGTTTCTCTGACCGGACAGTTCATGAGAGGCTTTGGTGAGGAACAAACGCGCCAGGCTGCGGCTAAACCGGAGTTGGTTAAGACAATTGAAATGCTGACAGAAATGTATCCAGGAATGACTCCTGAATCAATATTGAAACTGATGTCACCACGCTCTTCTTACGGCGAACCTAATTTGCTGCTGCAAATGAGGGAAAACGCAACAGACATAGGCAAAGGATCAGTAAACGAGAGTCTTTTAAAGACTCAAATTTTAGGAGACAATTTTGTATTGGTGGAAGAGGGCGGCGAAGAAAAACTGGATGTCAATACATTGAATAGAATTTTGAATAGCATGGATCGTTTGGGAATAGAAACCGAGTTCGATTTGGTCGACTATCTACTGAAGAAGGGATATATACAATCCACTTACGGCGTAACTCAGAAAACGACAGGCGGAGAAGGGCCCGAAGAAAGTTTGGGGCAGAGAATCAAAAAAGCCTTTACTCGTACTCCAGAGCAGGAACAGATGGATGCTTACAAACGATAATGGTTTAGGATAATGCCAGATGATAGAAGTCAAAGTACGTTCAGGCAGGGTTTACAAAGTTCCCCTCGATAATCCAGAAGAAGCCCGAAAACTCGCAGAACAAATAGACAAACAAAAATACGGAGCCACTGAAACCAGTGTGCTTGGTGAGGTTGGCCGTGGCGTAGGCGCCGGGCTCGTAGGCATAGTTGAAGGTTTGGCAACTCTGGGCACCCAGGGATACGATTATCTTGTTGATGAAAACGTAACCAAACAGGTAACCGATTTCTTTGAGCCATACACCCCAAAAACAGATTCCACCACCGCAATGGTGACCAAGTACATCACCCAGTTCGGCATTCCCGGCATGGGAACGTTCTCGGTATTGTCCAAGGCTGGAAAAATGAACAAGGTATCGGCGGCATTCGGAGCCGCTGCGGCTGACTTTGCGGTAGCCACCGACGACATTGAAGCCATCAACGACATGTTTCTGGACACCGTTCCCGATGAGGTCATGCTGGAAAGACTTGAAGGATCGGAACGCGCCGCCTTCCAGTTGCAGGACCGGCTTAAACTAGGTGCTGAAACCGCTACCCTGTTGATGACCGCGCCCTATGTCTTGGGCGCCGGGGCAAAAGCGATCAGCGGAACCGTCGGTGCGGCAGCAAGTATTCCCGGAGTCGGTGCAGGCGCGAGAGCGATACAGAAAGGATACCGCAACATGGCCAAATCAATGGGTAAACGCGACGGCATAATAGGACTGGCGTCACGCGGACTGTTGTCCAAGGGCGCGTTGCCAACACAGACTGTCCAACAAGCCATGATGCAATCCGCAAATCGTGTTCATGCATCCAATCTTATCATTGAAGAAAGTTTTAGGCCGATCGTCAACACCATTAACAAAGCGGCAAAGAAAGGAAAGCTGACTTTGGAAAACGAGAAAGAAATAGCGAGGTCGATACAGGATTATTTAAGGCCTATGGACAAAGCTAAAAACGCCAACCAGCCGTTGGTGGAAGCCATTGAACAAGGGCGAACCGATCTGGCGCAATATGCCGAAGATGCGATGGCAATGAACAAGGAAGTAAAGGCTCTAAATCAGGCGTTCAAAGATGATCCGGACTTGAGTAAGGCGTGGCTTAAGAGGTCGTTAGCAAGACTAAAAAGCGGTGCCCCAGGCAAGCCCAGCGAATACGATATTAGAATGAAAGCGGGAGCCACCAAGAACTTGCTCGAAAAAAATCTGAAAACGCTTAATGACCACGCAAAAAAAATCCAGGCTTCGGCGATGAGTACCGTGCAAAGTTTTGAAAAGGGAAGGCTGGCACGATTTACCGAAGGCGATTTGATATCAAGCCGTTTGAAAACAATGCGCAATACTATCGACGAACAAACATCTTCCTACTTGAAAATGGGAGACGACTTCCGGGAGCTCGGCGCTGATCCAAAAGCATTGGATGCCCTGTTCGTCCCACCAAACCTGGCTGAAGCGATGGCTGGAAACATCGGCTTGTACGGTACCCGTGCGTTCAAGTCCATGCGTGGAATAGAATACGAGCTCACTCCGGCAATGCGTGAGGCAGCGGAGAGGGAGCTTCGGGAAAAGATAGCAACCATTACCACAACGGACGAGGCGTCCCAGGCATTGGACAACATGCTGGCCGGAAATTTTACCGGATACGATTGGGACATTCCCGAAATACTGACAGCCACGATACGTCCCGGCTTATTGAAAGGCCTGACCCTGGACAGCTTTCCAGCCGTTCGTAAAGCCCTTGGAGAAGTAACCGGATTTGAGCAGGCCACAGCCAAGGAGGCTATGGAAAACACCCGTCTTGCCACCAGCATCACCGGCCAAAAGGTTTCCGAACTGGCAGGACGCGCATCCGCATTCCAGAAAATAAAAATACTGAACGACAACGCAGCCCAGCTTGGCAGAGACCCGTTTTTGGTAGCAGCCAAGGCGGGGACAAGGCTCGGGTCTGGGGATGAACAAATCATAAACGGGGTGAAGATGCGTTACCTCGACCGTAAAACATTCGGTGCCATAGGCGATCATTTTGTGCCGTCAGAAATGTACGATGCCTTGGCCGGCACTGTCAAAGTATGGGTTGAAACTATCCCATGGGGCTTTCGCCAGGCTTATAAGGCTCTGCTCGGGGCGAAGGGAGCATCACAGCTCGCCAAAACCGTCTACACGCCACTGACACAGGTGCGAAATGCCAGCGGCGGTGTCTTCTTTTCAACAATGAACGGGAATGTTGGTAAGGCGGGGCAGCTTTCGGACTCTTTTATCAAGGCTTTCGGCAGGCTTGGGATAGCTCCGGAAAAAATGGTGCAGGAACTTGCGGAAGCAACCGAGCTCAACGTTATCCAAAGCGGATCGCCGGCATTCAAGGAAATTGAGACACTGATGAATTTGGCAACACCCATGTACGAACAGATGTCCGGCAGGGTTAGTGGAAAAATAGGGAAGGGCATCGGCAACCTGTCACGTAAGGCACAGAATAATGTCATGGCGAAAACCTACATTGCCACGGATGATGGCTGGAAATTTTACAATTGGCATTTTGAAAGAGACAAACTGGGGAAGGTCATCATGGCCAAGAACGGCGCCAATGTGCCGCTGCCGGTTACCCAGGTGGACAACATCGTAGAATTGCAGGCACGCGGATTGCTGGGACCCAACGGCACCGTTACCTCCAACCAGATAAGAAGCCTCGGAGACGATTTTGCGGAACAGTTTATCAAACGTGAATCTGCCGAAGTGGTGGCAAACAACGTTCCCAATTATCTCAGGGTGCCTGCGTTCATCCGAGGGCTGAGGCTGTTGCCGATCGGAAACTTCGTTGCCTTCCCGGCTGAAATTATCAGGACTTCGGGAAATGTTTTGGGACGCGCAATCCAGGAGTTGGCAAGCGGTCACCCAGAGCTCATGCGTATCGGCATGAAACGATTGACCGGTGGGCTTTTCACGACAGCCGGATTACCCGGGGCGATAACCGCGCTCGGCATGAACATGACCGGGACCAACCAAGAACAGATCGATGCTTACAAACGTTCGTTCGCGGCTCCTTGGGAACGCGCCGGAACCCTGGTTCCGATTGCTTCCGACAGCGACGGTAACATTACCCAACTTTACAACTTCACCTACACCAATCCTTATGAGTACATTCAGCGGCCATTCCGTGCGGTTGCCCTGAGCTTTAACGAAGGGATTACCAAGGAAGAGGATTTGAAAAAGGTTGCTTTCAACAGTTTCGCTGATGGCCTCACGCAATTTGCAGAACCATTCTTCGCGCCAGCGATTGCCACCCAGGCGGTCATGGATGTGGCCAGGGGCAGAACCGAAACCGGGCGTGTGCTCTGGAACGAGGGAGATCCTGAAGGCTACAAGTGGGGGTCGGCATTTGCCCACATGATCGAAAGTTTCAGCCCTGGAATCATGCCTTTTGAAATGAAAACAAGTCCCGGATCAAAGTTTCCACTTTACCTCTCGCCTGAGTTCAAAGATTTTCCACGCTCGGTCATGACCGGAACCGGATTGCTCGGGGAGGACAAGAAGATAAACCGCCAGGGCAAGCCTGTTGATTTGGCCGAAGGATTGGTACAGGCCTTCACCGGCTTTAAGGTGACACGCCCGCAGATAAACAGAACATTGAGATACCGTGGCTTTGAAGCTAACGACCAGATCCGTGAAGCGTCCAACCTTTTTAATCGGGAAGCCAGGCGTCGGGATAAGGTGGAGGCACAGGAACTGGTAAGTGCGTACCTGATTGCCAATGAAGCCAGGTATCGTGCATTGCGTGATGCTAAACTGACTGTCGAGGACGCAAAAATTCTGGGACTGGCCGACTATGAGATCATCAAAGAATTAAAGGCAGCCAAGGTTGCCAACCCGGAAGCGCTACTGGCCAACACTTACATACCGTTCTTCCCAAGCGGAGACGTTATTGCGGATGCAATCAGGGAAGACCACGACAAGGTTTCCAACCCTGTGCCGCTTGGCGAGATTACGGAACTCGCAGCCGGACAATACGGCAGAGAATTTATCCCGCAGGAAAACATCAAAGAGCTCCAGGTGCCGCAGCCACCGGCCCAAGTAACCCCACCAACGCCGCCAACCCCGCCGCAGCAGGCGCCGCAAAGCATGGCCGAACAGGTCTTGCGGGAGATTGAAGAAAGGAAACTGACCGGAATCTTTTAGTGCGCCGACGCAAAAACAAATACGGGGCCATCAAGGTCCAATACGACGGCCACAAATTTGACAGCAAACTCGAAGCCGCCAGATACAAACAGCTGAAACTCATGGAAAGCGCCGGTGAACTCTCGCACCTGGAGCTGCAACCGAAGTATCCATGCGAGGTCAACGGCAAGAAGATCTGCACTTACATCGCCGACTTCCGCTACCAGCTGAAGAACGGGGACACCGTGGTGGAAGATGTCAAGGGCGTGGAAACAGCAGTGTTCAAGCTGAAGAAAAAGCTGGTGGAATCTCTGTACCCAGGAGTCAAGATTCAGATTGTGAAGAACCCCCGGTTCTTTGTGGTGTCATAAAAAAACCCACACCAATTTCTTGATGTGGGTTTCTTGGTTTAAGCTCCGACCCCGTTGAATGTTCCCTCTATTGAGGAGTCAACTTTTACTCCTCTTTTCTTTAGCTCATTCGTAAACAGTTTAATTCTTCGATAACAGCCTTCTCTTTTTTCGTGTCCAATACAAACAAGAGTTGCTGTATTATTTGCTATCGCTAACTGTATCTCTTCATCACTCAATTCACTAAGCGCTGGATCGCGTTTTAGTTTTTTCGAGTAAAAAGAATATCTCGGTTCTGAGTTATCATTATCCCAATATTTCATAAGTTTCACCTTAATAGTTAAATTAAAATTAATGTTTCGCTCGGTGGCGTCTGGTTGTTAAAGATCGCAGTGTGCTTTTTAAGGCACCCTTATATTATACCATTAGCCCTCTAAGTCCTTGATTTACAAAGAGAAAACGGAACTTAAGAATTTACAAAATTGAGAAAAACGATCCTTGTTTGGATCGATTTGGGGTATTTTTTTAGAATGAGTCTAAAGAAAAAGCCCGTGGTTAAAGGCTTTCGGAGTTGTTGCGCAACAACAAACTAGAATTTCGGACTATACTTTTTTGGTGAGATCAATCGCCTCTTCCCTGGAAATCAGCATGTCCAGATAGAACCTGGCTTTGCGGTAGTCTTCACCTGGCTTGCCCTTGAATGGCGCCCGCCACATGTACTTGATGATCTGGCCACGGAGGTAGCCGACAAACTCTTTCGGATCAAGTGCAGCACCAATGGCATCGAGCGCTTCTATACGCCCCTGGGTGTAGTGTGCGGGGTGGTTTACCGGGTCGTCATCCATCTCTGGTCAATTCTTCCAGGCGTGTACCTACCCCGAACTCTTCCCGGAACCGCATCAGTTTCTTGATGACTTTCGGATCGTAGTTAACCTTGGACAGTTCACGCATTTCCTGGCTTGTATAAACGTTTTTGCCCGCTTGGTCTTTTGGTGCATTGGTAAAGACATTGTTGCCACGCAGGTATGAAGTGGTGGTTTCTCCCATTTTTTCTATCGGCAGATTCACCAGCGATGACAACCATATGTGCTGCTCACAGCCCTTGCGCTGGGTTTCCTCGTCCAGTTGCTTACTAAAATTATGGCATCTCCAGCCGCCCTCTTCCCCAAGCATGGGCTCGCTGTGGGCACAGTTGCGGCAGTTGACGTTGTCCGGCAATTGTTTCAGGTTGTAAATGGCCTGCTGTTTCGGGGTCATGAACTTACGGATGCGGTAATCGGTTGAAGCATAGGGAGATGGGGGCGCCTTGTCTGCCATAATAATTCTTTTCGCTTTTGCTGTCATTTCTTCGAGAACACCGTCCTTGGCTTCCACAATCTCGGTGTAAATTTCGGAGTCGTTCTTGTTGTAAACAATAATCAGCGCCTTGTCCAATTCAAACGCAGCCATGTAGCACTGGATCTGGACTGAATAGTTCGTGGACCACGCCTCGTAGTCCCCGGTTTGCTGGAGTTCCTTGAACCGCCTGTCGTTTGCCGACTTGACTTCGAGCAGCAGCACCTCTTCCGGGTTGTCTTTAATTACGTTTTTGACAATGCCGTCAAGGGAACCGCCCATGTGGCCTCCCAAAAAGGAACAACGGTATTGTGTTCCGTCCTTGTTCTCTGACGAAACCCTGATGCCGTTCATTTTTTTCAGCCGATCAACCACCTGGTCTTCTATTCGGTGTCCCAAATCAAACAGCCGCAGGATACGGCCGTCTTCAAACATCGGGAAGGACCACCTGAATTCAAACCACAGCTGCCTTTCGTTGCCGCCAACAATACTTATCCCCAAATGGGTTCTCTTTTTTTGTCCAACCAGTTCAAGCTGGTCAAACTCATCAATTAAAATCATAACTTAATTCTCCTTTCTCCAGAATACATCACCTTGATATTGTCGTACTTGCCTTCTTTTTGGGTCATGATGCCATCGATGTGGCTAAAAGCACCGTCATCGTTTATCAGGCTGACCGCATCGTTCACGCTGGCCGGGGGAAACATATCCAAGGTAATCTGTTTCCATCTCTTTTTAGCAAACTGTTTTGCCGTTGGATGCCCAAACATCAGCGGCAAGCTGTAGGTATTGAAAAAGTCTCCGCATTCAAACGTGACTCGGCAATAGATGTTGCCGTTCTTTGAAACGGCTGAACTCGCATAAACTTTATTCACGTTAAAAATATTTTCCAGCACCTCGTCATGGCGCTCATCAGAGAGCACATAGCCTTCATCGGCATTGCCGCTTTTTGCCAGGGATGGTTTCTTGCGTGGCGGCTGGAAATAAAATGACGGGCGCTGTGGAAACGGGGTGTTGCATTCACGGCAGTTGTCAAAGGACTTCGGGTTGACTGCAAAACAGGAGTCACAAACCTTGATCTTGCCCCTTGCCGTTTCATCTTCGGGCAACGCTTCGTCCAGGCAGCCATGACGGAGCATGTTCTCGCCGTAGTCCAGCATCAGGCAATTTTCCTTGTCCGGATAGGGGCGCATGCCACGACCGCACATCTGGACGTAAAGGCCCAGGCTTTTGGTCGGGCGCAACAGCGCCAGGCAATCGGTGCGTGGCGCGTCCCATCCCTCCGTTAACACGCCAACATTGCATAAAGCATGGACAGCGCCACTATCAAACTCTTTTAATATACGTTCACGATCCTTGGTCGGTGTATCGCCGGTGACCACTTCGGCCTTGATGCCCTGTTCCTGTAGAAACAAACACATCTTCTCCGCATGCAGTACCGACACGCAGAAGAACACGGTTGCGGTTCTTCCTTTTAAATAGGCCTTGTCCATCCAGTCGTTGAAAATTTCCATGATCAACGGCTCGTTCATGACAACCTGTTCCAGATCACCCTCACGGTAATCGCCACCTTTGAACTTAATTCGCACGTCTTTGGTGTCGATTACCGCTTGGTTCTTTACCGCAAATGCAGACAAACGAGAGAGATAACCGTCCTGCACCAGTTGCGGTATGGAAATTTGGTAAGCGATGTCCTTAAAAAAATGGTCCAGTTTGTCCCCATAAATGTAGCCTTGTCCCATGCGGTAGGGGGTTGCGGTAACACCAATGATCCGGCAATCTTTCTTTTCACGCATGGCATCCAGCACTTTACGATAGCGTGTCGTCGCAACAGGGGCGATATGGTGTGCTTCATCGACAATTATATAGTCTACCCCCGGAACCACATCCAAGCGCTTAGAAGACGCCAATGTGTCCCTGGATGCGATCAGCACCGGCGCATCGGTGTCGTAACTCTTGAGCGAGGCTGCAAGAATACCGACTGGCGCCTCGGGCCAGACGTTGAGCAGCTTGTCTTTGGCTTGTGAAACCAGCTCCTGGCGGTGTGCCAGAATCATGAATCGGGTGTTGTCGTTGCTCAATTCCTTGATCAGATGGGAGAACACGATGGTCTTGCCGGATGCGGTAGGCAATACCAGCAGTGGGTTGTGGTCAAAAGGACGGTCCCGGAAATAATCCAGCAGGGCATTCAGGGACTCTTCCTGATAATAACGCAGTTCCATTGATCGCTCCTGTATTAAAGATTACATCAAGCTGTGGCTTTTTGGTAAACGAGAAGCCGCGTAAACTCGTGATCGGAGGCGATCAATTAGTCCCAATTATCAATAGCTATCCCGGTTGCGGTTGGCACCGACTGTTTTGCAGCAGCCACAGAAGCCTGCGGTACCCTCTTCTTGTTTGGGCCAATGAACGTCTTGATAGTATTGTTGGTGTACTTGGGCTCTCCCGTAGAAGGATTGGTTTCCTTTGAATGCTCGATGCCTACTTTGGCAGAGAAGCCTTGAAGCATCAGTCCATCCATGGTTTCCTGGTTGAGAGAGACGTCCGGGTTGCCCCCGGTTGCCGTGATCCAGTTTTTCAGCCTTGACATTGAGACAACGGTGCTGTCTCCGGTGTAAATAAAGTTGCTCCAGATTACACGGTTGGCAAACGTTGGGCCCAATACGCGATACATTACTTTGATGTATTGGTTTCCGGCTTTGGAATCTTTGCGCTCCCATGTTTCTGCCTGTAAATCGTAGACTCCCTCCGGAAGCGGCTCGTAGACATCCTGTGAGCCTGTATCTTCGACTTGGCTCAGGTCAATATTAAAATCATCCATTGGTTGTTTCCTCCTGTGATGGTGATGTTTCTTTTGGTGTGTTGACAGCATCTGCTGCCTTTTGGGCTACCTCTTTGCAGTTAGCAGTAAAAGCAGACCAGTTTAAAGGTATCTTTTTATCGAGAGCCAGCCTTGACTTGGCGTCGTAGGC